CTTTTGGCTAAACACTTTACCTGTCTTTGTTCCACTTGGTATAAGTACCAAACTTGATTTATCGTATATGCTCATATCTTAAATCGTTGTTAATGCGATTGCTTCGCTTGAGGTTAAGGCAGTAGGGAAATAAACCATTTGTTGTAAAGGAAGTACACCTATACCTGCATTTAAAGTGCTATTGAAAGAATCTGCTGATGTCCAATTTGCTGTTCCAGTAAAAGTTCCGCTAAACTGCAAAGAGCCGTTTGCATATATCTCATATGTCTTATCGGTTACTATTGTACATACTTTGATTCTTTCATCTTTGTATATATCCATAGTCTTGTAAATATATTCCGTTCTACCTGCAACATTCAATTCAATGCGGTGTTTACTACCACCGCCTGTATTAAATATAATTCTATCATCATTGCTAAAGATGAAGGCAAGATTATCCGCAGTAGAATTGATGCCTGTTCTATAAGCGGCATCTACATCAAACAATACTGATACATTGCCACCCGAAGTAAGAGATGAACTAAAAGCAGTAGTTATATTATCAAGAGACCTCGTAACCGCAGAACCATATGTAGGTATGTAACTTGTAGGGTAACTTCCTGTTTCAAACTGCGCTCCGTAGATTAAAATGTCCGTAGAGTTTTCCGTATGGTTTCCTCTACACTCAAAACCAAATTCAAATGAACCCGTAGCATTTGCGGTAAATGACACATCAAACCTTTGCCATTCAGTTGTTATTGTTATTTCGCTATAATTTACACTTGCTGCACGAGGTTTAATATATTCATTATCTCCCGTGTTGCTCTTTGCATAAAAACTAAAAGTATAATCTGTTCCCGTTGTTGTGCTTTGGCTTGTGTATAATCTGCTTCGGTCAGCACTACCCGTGCCACCTGCATTAAGTTGCAAACGAGTTGCGTTTTGTACTCCCTGCGGACTTGTTGCGTAATTGTCAGTTATTAAAGGGAGTGAACCTGCTCCAAGATTATATTTAAACCAAGTTGAGGCATCATTAAAATACTCACTTGATTCAATCACATTCGTTCTTTGACTCTCAAGTAAAAGAGAAGGACACGAAGCACCACCACTATAATCTAATCTCGGTAAGTCCTCTAATATACCTGCTTGTGCAGTAGATGCTCCTGTTTCAATGTAGTCAGTAGCAACCAAGCCTTTTTCCACTTGAGCGTCTTGAATGTATAATGAGCCACTTGTACCTCCTGTATCATTCATAGTTTCAGCAGGAAGTATTTCAACCCAAGCAGCATATGTGGTAGAAAAACTCACTCTATACCATCCGTTGCCTACTGACTCAATGTTAGTGTCTATTGCACTTGGTGATACCTCGCCTAATGTTCCATTAGCAACATTAAAGAATACATTTACTCTTGGAGAGCCTATTGTCATTCTCATCCAATCCGATGCGTTTGCTTTAGCATATAAGCTAAAGGTATGAACATCATTACTTGAAGAAGTTAGGTTAATGTTGATGTTTCCGTGTGCAGCACTTTTAGATAGCAACCAAGCATCATTACTACCATCGTATCCTGTTTGACCCGATGTTACAGAAGCATTTACTGCATTCCAAGTAGTATTAAAGTTGTTTGATTGCAGCAAGAGATTCTCTCTACCCTTCTCAATAAGACCATTAACATCTACCCTTGTAGCAGCAAGATTTGAACCCCTACTAAATGTAAAATCCCCATCTCCATCAGTAGGGCGTATGCTATACAACTTACCATCCTTTACCGCACTCGGCAGCATTACTAATGAGGCATCCTTATACAGACTCATATCAATTCGTTTAATTCGTTAATAGTACAGGTTCTGGCTTCCGTTGATCCTGATAAACCCGACACCCTTGTCTCATAGGCATCCATCAACTGTCTGCCTCTATCAGCCTGTGGGTATCTTCTTAATTGCTTACTCACACATTCAAACGCCTCCATTTCAGCACCGTCCGCTAAGGCTCGGTTCTGAAATTGGGCAGGGTCTAATATGTAGAACATTGCACTTCCCCAACCTATCTGGTTAGTAAAGGCATCTCCACTACCCCACCAAGTAGAGCCGTATATTGCTCCGTATCCTTTTTCGTCAGTTGCCATTCTTCTCTATCTTCTTAATGAGTTTCTTTAACTTCTCTACGTTCTTCTTCTTCGGCTTGTAGTGCTTAGAGCTGCCACCCGTTGAAGATTCCGTTTTTGTCGGGGTACATATCATCGTTACGACTTTGGTTATACTCTGGGAACGTATTGTTGTTAAAGCTCATATAATCTATGAACCTGCGTGTGTAGTGTTCCGCTATACCTCTGTGCTTTTCACTTAAAAAGTCTAGCTCCTCCTTTGTCATTGACTCGCTTGCTTCTGAGGTGTGCTTGTATGCACCCCCATTCGCAATAGTATAGGCTGCGTGAGGGAGGTACTCCGTCATCGCAAAGTGAATCAACATAGGCTGCACGTAATCGTCTAGCAATGCTTCATAGGCGGCAGGTAAAGTGTCGGCTATGATGTCATTGCGGATCTTATCGTAGAGCCTTGACCCTAGGTAGTTCTGTATGTGTATCTCCTGCGCAATCTCTATGAACGGCAGCAGCTTGTCGCTGTCGATGTTACCGCTAATAGAGCTGTTGCGTACTAGGTCTTCTTTCTTGATGAATAATACTTTTGCCATTATCCTTTGTAGTTAGGGTGGTGTCCTTGTCTAGGCATATCAATAGGAGCTACAGACACCTCTTTTGGGTTATCTGGCAGCTTAAATCCTTGTCGTACCGCCTGATTGACGTTAATAAAATCAGTGCCCTTCAGCGCATTGCCTCCATAAGGCACTCCGTCCTTGGTCAGCTTCTTCTTGTAGATTCTACGCTCCCATCTGTGGTAGCAGTTCACTCCTCCCTTGTACTTGAACAGGGAGTAGTTCCTGCCTTTATGACCAAACTGCTTGTTAACACCCTTAGCACTCATAAAGCCAATGTCTTCCTTACGGTACAGCTTGTTAGAGCTGAGCATCTTACGGCAGAAGTCACGAGTCTCGCCCTTGCTTGACTTGCTCGTGCCCTTCACATACGTATAGCGTACCTTAAACAGCTTGTTGTCCTGTGACGAATCATCCTTAGCAGATAGGTTCACAAGATTGTTGAGGTATCCCTCAACGTCAAAGTCATCAGGCTCGTCCTCTGTAGACTCGTCATCTACATCAACTAGCTCGTACTCCTCCTCTTGCGGTTCGTCTTCACCTACCTGCTCAAGAAAATCCTCTAGGTCAAATTCTTCTTCTGATAAATTGACGTGTTCCTGACACGGCATAAATTTGCCGTCTGGCATCTCGTGGTAGCCCTCACAGCCGATTTCCTGAGCATAGGCTATTGCCTCCTCCTTAGTGTCAAAGACAGGCATCTCCTCTAAGCTCGCTTCTACAGGCACGCAATTAGGTACGAGTTTGCCGTTCTTAGTCTTCATACCTACCATCTCGTAGCCGCTCTGACAAGGGTTGTCCTCGTCAAGCTGCGTGCATCCGCAGTCCTTCGATAGGTCACGACCTGTCTGCTCCTCCTTGGCTTCCTCGTCCAAGCCTTCGTAGTCAATAAACTCTAAAGGCTGTAACGTCTTGAAGTATAGGTTCAAGCTGATCTCGTTGAACGATAGCAGCTCGTCCATAGCATCAATAATCATCTCCTGAACGCTACGGATAACCGTGTTTTGGAACAGCAATGATGCCGTCTTGATCTCGTCAGCATTGCTGCCCAAGCCACTGCTGTCCTTAATACCTAATAGCATAGGAGAGGTGATGCGGTGTCCTACCATCAGCTTCTGTGATGACTCCTCACTGAGGAACTCATACTGCGCTGAGGCATCGCTAAGCTGCACAGGCTCAATGCTTGCAGCCATCTCCTTGTTGTCGTTAAACGCTAAGATGAACTTTCCTGAGTTGCTAGTGCCAGAAAACTTATCAACAATCCTACGCTCAATAAGCTCACGCTCCTCCTCAGTAGGGATGCCATTGTTGAAGTTAATCAACATAGAAGGGCTTAGCCCGTTCTTGATATTGTTGATGTGGTAGTTAGCTACCTCCTCTTCAAGCTCTGCATAAGGCAACGCCCCTTGGTAGTCTACAGGTGAGTAGTAGTAGTACCCCGCTCTGTACGGCTTGATGCAGTAGATTTCGAGCTTTTCACCCTCTTCACCATACCCAAAGGCAGGGATGCGCTCTGGCTCGTAGCCCTTCTTGCGTATCTGAGTCCAATCCTTGCTGTACCAATAGCCTGTGATATCACCGTCCTCATCCATCTTCTCATAGCGAAGCGTTTCAATAGGAAAATGCTCCACCTGTGCGATAGCTGATTTGTCCTCATTGTAGATCACCTGAAAGGCAGCCTGACCCATCGCCTTGAGGTCGAAGGTCACCCTGCGCAGGCAGTGCTTAGAAAACATTGAAATCATCTGAGCGTACTGCTCAGGTCTCCTGCTTGCATCTGTAGCATCAATACCCTTGCCATAGATCAACGTACACACGCCATTGATGATGGCGTTGTTCGTTGCTGATCCATTATAGCGGTCAATAAGGTACTGATAGTAATTGTTGTCCTCGCCATACTCCACCCACGCCTTGCGGTTGTTCTCCTGCACTACAGGAGACGTGTAGCTGTTGAGGTTGACTATTCTAATGTTGCTCATCGGTATATGTATCCGTTATTGTCTGAGTTGTACTCGGTGTACACGCCTTGGTTGACCGTGTACTTCTCGTAGTCGGTCTGGTCAGTACAGAATATACGACCTCTATAGACCTCAGCAGAGCCTGTTATACGCACCGTGTAGAACCTACCCTCCTTGAAGGTGAATGCAGGGTCTATGACCATATAATTACGGCTTCTCGTGCCTGTTAAGGACTCTGTGCTGCTCGTATTGGTCTCCTCGTCTGTAATGACTACAGAGAGGGACGTGTCGTAGGCTCTAGGTACGTACTTAATCGTGCTGTCTGTCGTAGTAACTATATGCATAATAGGTTAACCCTTTTGACCCTACATTGTTACAAAACAAAAGAGGGGGGCGTACCTAAACGCCTCCCCTCTTTCTAACCAAACCAGAGTGCTATGCCCTTTGGACAAATATACGTTAAGAATTAGTTCCCTCCGTAATAGTTACTGTACCTGTTAATCCTGCAAATTCAGAGAACGGGAAACCCGCTGCCGTAGCATCCACATCCATAAAGTTAGCAGGAGATACCTCTTGACCTGTGAACGTCAATGTGTATCCCGATAGGTCACCCATTGCCGCACCTGTAACGATAGTACCACCACTAACGTCTGCACCGTGAGACAAGCCCATCAACATACAGTTTCCGTTGTAGTCTTCTACTACTACGTGTGGTCTACCTGCAGCAAGTAGCTTTAATTCTTTGTGGTCTTCTTTGCTCAACTTCTTCAAAGTCAAGTTCAAAGTCTGCTCGTAGAACTGAGTACCATTCTCACGAGAAGCGTTGATAGCTTGCTCAAATGAGCTGTTACCTTTTAGCTCATATTTATAAGCAGTCAAGTTGTTAGAGCTGTCACCCGTCATATCTGTGATCTCATCAGATGCCAAGGTCACAGAACCCAAGTCACCAAAGTCTACGAAGTATACGTTCTTCAGACCGCCTACTACGTCCTTACAAGGCTCTTTTCTTCCTAGTGTTAAGTTACACGCCATTTTTTATGAGTATTAAAAAAGGGGCAGACAAGCAATCGCTCACCTGCCCCTTTCAGTTAGTTATATCTACTTCTTAGTTGTAAAGTACGATTTCAGAACCGATACCGTATTGGATACCCGCAGTGAAGCGCATTACTACACGTACGTTCTGAGAACCATCAAGGTCACCCATATCCAATAACTTTACTTCGTTGTGGTCGCTCAACAAACCTGTACCGAAGAACAAGTTTGAAGATTGAGCTGCAGCCATAGTATCGTCAGCAAGTCCCGGAGCTACGAAGATTTTTACACCATCGAAAGCCAAGTCTTGACCGTTGAACCAAGTAGTACCTTGGTTGTTAACACCATTCGCACCCAAACCTGAAGCACCGAAACCACCCAACGCACGTACATAAGCACGAGCTACGTTGTTTGATACGTACAAGTACAAGTCCTCTTTACCGTAGATAGTAGAAGGGATAGCATCAACTACCTTACCCATCTCAGTAATTACGTTTGCAGCAGTAACAGTTGTACCTGTTACGTCTACAACGTCAGAGTCAGCTTCCCACAAAGTTTCGAAGCCATCGAACTCACCTGCAGTAGCGTTAGTACCTTGCCAGATGTTTGTTTCCATCTTCTCAGCTACCTTAGAAGCTACGTGACCGATAAGGAAGTCAGCGAAGGTTGGAGGCAGTTGGTCAAATGCGCTGTAGCCCATTGAAATTGCTTCCCAGTCCGATCTCAGGTCTTTTCGACAAATTTCGAGATTTACTTGAAACTCTTCGGGCTGAAGAATACGCTCAGTTAGTGTTACAGTTGAAGTGTCAGAGAAGTCACAAGTAGCATCTTTAACGATAGCATCAGTTGCTAGCTTCTTCATTACTTCTTTGTACTTCACATTCGGTTTAACAGTGATACCACCATTCTCGATAGTATCAGCACTTAGCAACGCAGCAGAGATGTACTTCCCTGCAAATTCGCCTGCGTAAGTTGTAGTAATTGAGACAGTTGTTGCCATTTTATACTTTTGTTTTTGTTTATTTACTTATTAAAAGGGTAGGTCAAAATTTGAT